GTCTGGTTATGAAGGAACAGAAGTCGAATTCGAAAATGGAATTCGCCTTTATGCTAAACGACACGATATCATTGCTGTTGTTACAAATCCCGATTATTTTAGGTTCAAATCCTCTCCTAGGTTGTTAGAGAAGGAAGGAGTCGAACTTGTTGGGACTATAGCCCCTAATAGGTGTTCTGGTGATCCCAGGACGGCTGTAGGTAATAATTGCGGCAATGGTTTTGCTAGCTATTTTGTAGTTAAAGAGTCCATTTTTGGGGCTAAGACTACTACTCAAATGGAAGACTTAGTTAGAGATCAGTGGAGGAAACTTGGCATGGATTGCGACGTTAAGGTACTCGATAATCCATTGATGGGTGACTTCTGTAGCTGTAGAACTATGCCAGTAGATGGGAAGGTATATATGGTACCTAAGCTAGGAAAGCTGCTCTGTCGATTTGGGACCTCTGTTAAGAAACCATTGACTCTTGGACAAATAAGACGTGTGATTCAGCAGTCCATTATACTAGTGAACGTTCCCTTTATAGGGCCGTTTATTAAGAGACTGTCTGAGTTAGTACCACAAGGTGAAGTAGAGGATTCCGAAGAGAGTCGCGAACGTGCCAAGTATTCGTTCTGGACCAATCAGCAGGTTATACCAAAGCCTGATGATAGCACTTGGGACTGGATTTTCGATGTGTATGGAGTAACATATGACCATCAAGAGTTTGAAAGCTTGATGAAGAGGGTTACACGGATACCATGTAGGATTTCAGTACCTGTTATTCAGAGACTATTTTCTATTGATTTGGACTTACCCACGGTCACAAATCAACCTGCCGTCACAGCATGCCTTTATGTCGGCATGGCAGGGTTCAAAACTCAAGCTGTAGGCTCAATTGAAAATATTATGAACTTAGTTCAAACTTATATATCAGATTATATGGGTTTAGAAAATAAGAAGAAGAAGGCTGATAAGGGTCAGCCATCGGTGAAGAAAATCGCAGAGAAAGAGGCAAAGAAGGTAGTGGCTCAATCTCATCCCCTTGTTGGTAACCAAAAACCGATGTCCTTTGCAGGCAACTCTAAGGTTGCAGGAGAAGGATTGGCGTTAAACAAGGAAATGAAGAAAGCATTGAACGCTCCAAGCAAAAAGAACACCTATACCAACAGAAAAGCGTTGGCTGGTCGTTTGGAACGATACTTGAGAATGCTGGCCAATCCCTTTTCCAGTGAACCGGCAAAGTGTCCAGTTAATTACAACCCAGTTCCCACACTGGTTTCGTCTTTTGCTAGAACCACTAGTACTAACAGTAATGTGGTAGTAGTAGCGGGATCTAGTACACAGTTGGACATTTTTCCCGGGCACGGCACAGTCGCCGATCGAGTTACCTATGCAGGGCCATTTCCCATTGAAGTATACAGTAGTATGGATGGACCCGCTTACCATTGTCTTTCACAGGTGATGGTTAACCCAGCAACAACGGCACTGGCTGACTTTACTTTGGGTCCCATGATAGTGACCGACACAGTTGGTACAATGCCATGTACATCGGCATGTATGACAGTTGGTCTTGCGTCGGGTTCCACTACAGTGACAACCAATACGCTGAACTCGTATGCGGTCCCGTACGATGCACCGCTTCCGTATTCTACCACCGCTCCTTTCAATAGGGGGGGACATGTTAGATGGAAGCTACTGGCGTGTGCGGTTAAGTTTACCAACGTTACCCCGGAGTCCACTAGGGGCGGGAATGTATACTCAGTACAACCCACCTTTAGTGGTATCCCTGAACACTCTGGGTTGAACTCACAACAGGATTACCAAATATTTCCCTCTTTTAGGGACCATGGCTCTAGCTCCAATACTCAGCTGGTTGCATGGGTACCTAGAACTCAGGATTTGGCTTTCCATCACACAATCACGCAGGATTCTGGCGCTCGGGTTAATAATACTGAATGCGAAGGTTCAGGAATAAAGGTATTCTTCAATGCCCCCGCTGCTCCACAAACTTATACGCTTCAAATAGTGTATATTTGGGAGCTTGCCGGATCCTTGTTACAATCGGTTGGAACACCATCGATTATGCAACCTGCCGATAAGAATGTGATAGAGCCTGTTTTGTCCATGCTGACCAATACTAAGGCCACTGCTTCTTCTGCCGTAGCTCTTGCAACCAATGTTGCGGCCACGGTTTCCCCATTCTTGACTGAAGGGTCAAAGTTACTTAAAACTGTTGCCGGATCAGGATTGGGAAAAGAGGTTTTTGACATTGTCACTAGCCTCTTTGACTAAACTAAGAGTTATTAATTTTGTGCCATTTAGCGAACCACAGTACCTTAAGTAATTGTGACGTTCGAAATACTAAAATACAAAAATATTGAGCCATTTAACTGTCCAGGACGGTAGACATAGGTGCTAAAACCACCCCAGCCAAGGCCGGCATCGCCCCTGAATTA